AAGAGAGATCAACAGAATCAACAAGTTACATAATGAAGAAATATACTGGTATGTAGCAGATCCAGAAAGCAGGGATGGGCGGCTCACACTTGGAAGAGAATGTAATATAAGAACATTACCCGCCCCAAAGCATCTTGGTGTGAATGAAGGGATCAATATGGTAAGGGAATATCTTCAGATTGATAAAGAAGGAAAATCTAGACTTTTATTCACGAAAAATGTTAAGAATACATTGAAGGAGTTTAGGCTGTATAAGTGGGATCATAAGTCAAAAAAGGATGTAGTAAAAAAATCATCGGATCATGCTATGGACAGTTTGAGGTACATGATCATGCAATTCATGAGATATAATGCACATCAATAGGAGTATACAATGAGTGATAATTATTTCGTTAGGTTATACAATGCTATAATAAATAAGGGATATGCAAAGCAAATAGAGAAGCCAAAAGAAGAGAATAGAGGTGCTTCCTGGAACTCTGCAGGAGGTGTAAACAATACATTCTCTGCTCAAGTCTCTATGGATGCCTTTGGAATACATGGCTATACTCATGCAGGTGTCAAAAGACTATCTCAAGACCTTGCTGCTCTTCCTTTGAAGTTGATCAAAGGATATGGAGATCAAGCAGTTCAAATAATGGACCATCCTGTTCTAGATCTTGTTAGAATGCCTTCAACTGATACAGATGAGTTCTTATTCAGAGAACAGATAACCATCGATCTAGTGTTATCAGGAAACTGTTATATTCTTCTTCTCGGTTCTTCTGATCGTCCTGTTTCTATGGTTCGTTTGCATCCTGAAGAGGTTAGAATCGTTACAGATCCACAAAAAGGTCTTGTAGGTTATGAGCATAATTCTTCAGGTTCTGTTGTGATGTATCCTCCTGAAAGAATCATACATGGGAAAAATGCAGGATATCAAAAGGGGCCTCAAGCATTGTATGGGACAGGTGCAATTCAACCCCTCGCAAGAGAACTAGATGCTGATCTCAACTCTCAAAAACTCGTATCAGAAGCAACTTCTAAGGGAAGACCTGATGTTCTTCTCTCACCAAAAGAAGATGGTGATATATGGAACAAAGAAGTACGTAGACAGATACTTGATCAATATGCAGGAATGCAAAAAGCAGGAGGAGCTATGGTTTTGAGCGGCCAGGTTAATGTTGATCTTCTTCAGTTATCTCCTCGTGATATGGAATTTCAAGCATCTAGAACCTTTGCACGAGAATCTATTTCTGCTGTTTTGGGTGTGCCTCCTTCTGTTCTCGGTCTTCCAACTGCAAACTATGCAACTGCTCGACAGGCAGCGGTGGAATACTGGAGTAACCAAATAAAGAGAGGTAAGAGGATCGGTTTGTTGTTTACTCGTATTGCTAGACTTTGGGAGGATGATCTACACTTTGAGCATGACTACACAGAAGTTGAGGCCTTGCAATCTGTAAGGAATGATAAATTGCTACGAGTTGAAAAGCATATCTTCTTTGGTATCTCTCCTGAGGTCGCCTATGCTGCTGAAGGTCTAGAGTTCCCACGAAAGCAAGAGCCCAAAGATATAGGAGAAGAAGAAGATGAGAATGTTAGATATTTGATTGACGTAATAGGTCAAAGAAATTTGACTCAAGAGGTCAAAGGATTTGATTCTGAATATCTTCAATCCATCGAGGTTGTAAATGTTCCTAGCAATCCACAAGTCCAGGAAGAAGAAGAGATATTGAAAAACATACTTGGATCTCCTGCAAATTGGAGAGATTATAAACAAGCTCATCTGTTCTTCAATGAGAACCAGGATCAAATGAAAGAAGGATATTATATCAGAATAGGAAGAAGATTAGACACTGATGATATTCTCAATGCTGCACCTGAAAAAGGTTCTGTAGTTGTTTTCAAAGATTTGCTTGATCTCGCTGTTGATCATCTCAATGGTAGATATGGAAGACCACCGATAACAGAACAGGAAAGAAGAGCGGCTTATCAAGTCATTAAACAATACTTTGATATCTTAAAGATGGAGGCTCCTGTATTGCTAGATTCATATCTATCTTTTGACAGTAAAAAAAAAGACTCTGAAGACCTCACCAACTTCCCAAAGAAGGGAGACAATAAAAAGATTAGCCTCAGAAACTCCAACCACAGGACTTTTGACCCTAATTACGCTGAAAAACTTAAAATAAACTATCCTAGTATATGGAGAGCAGGAGGAAACATTAGAGGAAATGAACAGTATAAAAAACTCTATCCAATAGCAAAGAGAGGAGGAACACCAAAGAATCTAACAGAAGAGCGAGCAATCAAACTCAGAGAGGCATGGATCGCTCGACATCTCAAAGATGGTTCTCAGTTCTCAGACTCTGAACATCCTATAAACCTCTCAACTATTGCTGGGATTGTAGCACAGATCAAATGGTTATCCATCGGTTCTATAGGTCAAAGCAAAATGAAAAAGGTAATCAACCAGATGAAGAAGAAGATTGATGCCTCAAAGAAAGAACAAAGAGAGAAAAAAAGAATATGGGCTAGATGGGTGAAGAACTCACAAGGAAAAGCAGAGAAGGAACTCCTGAGAAGATTTAAGAGTTATTTGACAGATGCAAAAAAGAGATACGCAAAGAGAATAGAGGATATTGACAAACAAGAGAAGTCTTTGATTGTCGATAGAGAAACCTTTTTGGCAATACAACAGGAGAGGCAGGAACTCAATAGAGTTGTAGGAGACACATGGGTCAAATGGTGGATGCTTACAGGCAATCAGCAACTAGATGATCTGTACAGGAGAGCAGGAAAAGAAAGACCTTTGGATCTCGTATATGGAAATCGTGATTATGCTTTGCAGATATGGAACGATTCTGTAATCAATATCACAAGATCAACAGGTCAATCTATCGGTTTCTTTGTTCAAAGAGGACTAGAGAATGGATTGTCAACAAGAGCGATCGCTGAGAGTCTTCTGCAAGATGATCAAAGTGGTATCTTTACACTAGGAAGAGCCAACAGAATAGCGAGAACAGAAGCGACTAGAGTTGTGAATGAGAGTACAGTAGAATCTTATAAACTGCTTACAGAACAAGGAATACAAGTGAAAAAAGAATGGTTGACTGCTGAAGATGATAGAGTCAGGGATTCGCATAGATCTCTCGATGGTCAAACAGTATCAGCAAATGAGAACTTTAAACTATCTTCTTTGTATGGAGGATTAGAAACATCTTCTCCGGGATCATTCTCAGAAGTCAAAGAGAATATAAATTGTCGCTGTACTGTTATTCCTGTATTGGTTGATTGATATAGATTATACTCTATATTTGATCGAAAACAGAGAGGATTCTTTGATATTCCTATTGTAATATACATTTAAATATATAAAAAAAGATCGAATCCTTTTACGGGTCCGATCTTATATGTAAAGAAAACAAAAGAATCTTTATTTAATATCACCTTCTAAAAAATACTTGATAGATAGATTGTTGATCTGCTCTTCTTCTGCTTCTGATTGTTCCTGATGTTCTGCAAAGAGTTCTAGTATATCAGTATAAGTTTGATCTGTCCTCTTCTCTTCTTTGATTGTAGCAGGAAGAGAAACAGGAGGAACAGATTTTGTATGTATGATTTTTCCTTGTTGATGAAATTCAATAATATTATCTGATGAGTTGTAATATACTACAATACCAGTTTGATCTTTAATTGCCGGATCAGAATACCTTGATGCACCATTGAAAGAAATTGTACCCGTAAAAGAATTATATCCTATCATTTTCCTTCTCCTATTCTATATTCTTTCTTCAACTTGCTTGGAACAATACCACCAAAAGAATCATAGTTTTTCAATATTGCCTTAACAGATTCACGATCTAAAATGTACTTACTTTTGAAGTAAGAAGAAATACTTGTATAAGGTTGTTTGTAATTGTTTTTGATGTATTGTAATTCTTTTTGCCAGTTCTCAGATCCTACAACTAGAATATCTTTTGGGAAGTCTTCTCCTCGATAGACATATAAACCCAGACCATGTCTCGCAATTGCCTTTGTAATACATCTTTGAATCGTTGTTATTACATCCTGACTGGTTATGTCTTTCAATGGTATAGACTTGTTATAATGATTCGTTATTGCTAGATATTCAATGTGCTCTATGTCGTTTATTTGAACTCCTGCTTTAATCCAAGCTGTTCTATTATCGTGATGATAATTCAAACCATCTTTATTCTCATATACTGTAGATTTGGCTGTAGGATAGTTTGAGATCAATATCTTCCAAGCATCTGCCCATGATAGATATTTGAGATTTGCTGATCCTTTGGTTCTTACAAATTCGTCACAGTTTATTTTTGATAATGTTTTAAATGTTGATTCTTTCATTGTTTTTCCTTTGATAAGTGGGAGGTTTGACCCTCCCTTGTTGGTTGTTGGTTATTGGTTATTTAGTTCTTCACATCTTTGATATGCTTGATTTGCATCTTTATGATCTTCTATAGGTTCACAATCCCAAGTACACCAAATTGTATATATTTCTAATTTGGCGCTGTATCTTACTTTATATCTCTGTCTACTATTCAGTTTGTTACATTCTCGATATGCTTGTTTTACATTTTGATAATCTTCTACTGGTTCATTGTTGAATATATCGAAGATTGTATATAAATAATGCTTTTCGCTGTATCTTACTTCATATTGCATAGTATTCTCCTTTGGTTAGTTATTTACTGCTCTAATTTTTCGATTAATAAATCTTTTGCATGGTTAAGTAAACTATATGTATCAATCATTTCAGATTTTGCCTTATCTTGTGCGGCAAAATCGATTGATGATGAATATGCTTGACGTCTTAATTGCTTCAATTCTATTTTGAGTTCTTTGATTCTTTGTTTCAGATATGCAATTTTTTCTTGATTTGTTCTTTCTGTTTGGCTGTTTTTCATTGTCTTTCCTTTTGTTAGTTGTTAGTTGGTTTGTCTTTCATAATTAACTCTACCATGATGTAGCATACCTTGCTACAATTATATCAATATATTGTATTATTTTTTCAAAAATATTGTAGATGGTGATCGTCTTTGGTATATTTCAAACTAAGGATCCCCATGAAAACGTACACATATATAGTGAAGAGAGCAAAGAGCAGAAAGAAACAATCTGAAAAGGTTTCTTTCATTGCCAGCACATCATCTCCTGATCGGTATGGTGACGTCATAGAGCAATCGGGGTGGGATCTATCTTCGTACAGAAAAAATAATGTCGTTTTGTTGAACCATGATTCATCTCAATTACCGATAGCAAAAGGAAATGTACATATCAGAAACAATCAACTTGTTATAGATGTTGAGTTTGATGATGAAGACCCGAGAGCACAGGAAGTAAAGAGGAAGGCCCAAAACGGCTTTATGAATGCTGTTTCTGTTGGTTTTCGACCTCTGGAGAGTACATCTAGATCAGATCTTCCAAAAGATAATAAATACTATGGCCAAAGAGGAATGTACTACAGCAAAGCGGAACTCCTAGAAGTTTCAATTGTTACAATCCCTGCAAATGGAGAAGCTACAATGTTAGAGCAAGACTACAAACACATTCTCGAAGTGAAAGAAGAGGATGATCGATATATTGTTTCTTTTGCCAAAATACAAGAAACCGAACAAGAAACCGAACAAGAAGAAATTGAGGAAATAGAAGAGGAAGAAATAGAAGAGGCCTATAAAGAAGAGGAAGAGGAAAAAGAGATCTCTGAAGAATCCACAGAAGATATGGAAGAAGAGAAGAAAGAAGAAGAGGATGAGAAAGAAGATAAAGATTTTAATAATTTAATTGAGGCTTTTGCCTATATACTCACAACATAGTAGGAGATATCACTATGGATAATAACAAAATAGATGAGGCGAAACGCTTAATATCGGG